TTAACGCGGCCATCAATAAGCGTAATCGTACAACCGCTATCACCTGCGTATACACCACTAAAAATCTGCGCACCTGCCACGTATGATTCAGGAGTTGCGTTAGGGTGCGTGATTGCATCCGGTGAGGGTGTTAAAAAGTTTGAGTTTGACAGCTCGTTTTTGTTGCCTATCTTATTTGCTACAGTTTCAAGTGTCGTGTATCCACCTGCGAATAAATTACCATCAGCGTCTGGTGTGGTTGCTGTTGTTGTATATGGTGGATTCGTAGCAAAGTAAGACTCTCCGTTATAGGTGATGTATTCAAACTTTGATTCTAATGTAATTCCAGATGCGTACGGGCCTTTATTTAACAGGCGATACGTATCAATAGCAGCGTCAGCTTCAATCTCTTTGTTGGTAATTGATTGCTCGTATTCACCCTCTAAAGCAGGCAAGGTTTTACGCACTTGGCCAGTATAAGTAAGTGTGGATGTATCAATATCAGCGCCCGTCGGTGAGCCGTCAGCTTTACCTGTGACAACTTCACCCAAATGGTTTAGTTGTTCTTTCGTGTTACAAAAATTTATATCAGACATAAAAAAGCCCATCGTTTGTAGTGATGGGCTCATTTTATCATGGATAGTAATTGATGGGGTTCATGTCAATTTCGGCTAGTTGTTTAAATCCTTGCAGGTAAGGTTTGAACTCATTAGCAGTGACGCCGCAAGCAATAAACGCCTCAAACACTTCCTTTTTACACGCTGCATCATCACCAATAATTTCCGGTCTAACTTGAACAGCAAGTGTTAAAACTGCCGTCTTGCCTTGGTATGAGGTCTTTTTGAACTCTGGATTGGTGATTAAGCAAAGGAAATTACCAAACTGACCTCCAAGCTCACATTCAATAAAACACGGCATCACACCGCTTTGAATGCCACCGGTTGTACCGTTGTAATCCATATCGTAAAAAGTCTGCCACGCAAATTGCTCGTATTCATTTTTCAATAGAATCTGAATCTGCGCGGTTTTCCACCCATTAAGAAATGATGCGCGACTTCTACCTGGCGCACCATTAAACTCAGTAAAAGTGAAATCATTGCTATTCGTGGTTGAGTAACCAGACGCTCTAACCTTAAATGGCAATGTTGGATAGTCGTTATCTGTGTAATTTGTAATCATTAGCTGTAGTCCCATTGAGTTTTAGAGTTAACGCTCATTGCATTTCGGTATGGGCTTGATGCGTTGTTTACTTCCTTGGCCATAATGCTAGGTGTCATCTCGATAATCATTTGACGCACGCCGTTTTCATCAATACCGCCATCAGTTACAGACGCCGTTGATTCCTGACCATAGTTATTGATGCTAACAGCAACACCGCCACCCTGACCAGATTGAGTGCCCGAGCCGCTAGAGACACGCGTCATCATTCCGGCTTGTGAGTCTATCAAGTAAGACTTGCCGCCGCTCTGATACATCTCTGGGTCGCCTGTATGAGCACCGCCGCCGACTTGGTAAGGTGTATCGCCCATCATGTAACCACCGGTTTGTCGTGATGGCTCAGAAATGCTATTGAACTGGCTCAACAGGTTCGCACCCGCAGTAGCCACAAGCGCATAACTAGACATCTTTTGCACCACTGTAGCGTCGCCCGGTAGCGCGAGAGCCTGAGACGCAGCAAGGATAACGTTGTTTGATGCTTGGAAGATTGCAGCACCTTGCACCAATGCGTTCAACTTGGCACTTCGACCTTCAGCAGCATCAGCAAGTGAGTTCAAAGCATCTTGACCAGTGGAAAAGGCTGCTAGTCGTTCATCTTGAGCCTTCTTGTCTTTGTCTAGGCTTTCCTTTCTGCGCTTATCTTCTAGCTTAGTTGATTCATCATCCCACTTAGCACCGATATTATAAAGCGCCTCTTCGTATTGGTCTTTCTTGTCTTTGTTGAGTTCGTACCATTCTTCAAGTTGCGTTAATTGCGTATCGCGCCATAGGTCAAGGTTTTGCTGCTCCGTGTTATTGAACTCTTCAGTTTGAGCAATCCATTGGTTTAGGTAATCTGAGCGGCGCTTTAGCTTATCTTCGTTTGCTTTTTCTTCATCTGGATTTGTAGCGCCCAATCCAGTTACGGAAGTTCCACCAGTATTTGTACCACCTCCGCCGGTAATCGTAACAGCGGTTAGAGAGTTTGTATTTGATAGGTCGGAATTTAGAGCCTGCAACTCAGCTCTATAACCCGCAATGGCACTCTCAGCAATTGCAATTTGAGTTTCTACTGGTGCGTTATTTAATGCACCATACGAGTTTCCACTAGCTCCGTCCTTCTTGAGTTTTTCAATCAGTTCGACTTGCTTTTCTATCTTGTCGTTAATTGATTCAATCTGACTTTCAAGAGTTAAGTTAAACGCGCCAGCAAGGTAAGTAACTAAATCTCCAGCAAGCTCAACAAGCTCTGTTAGTGCCGGCGCCATCTTGGCGGTTAGCAATTGGCTAAATGAATCAACCTTGCCAGCAGTAGCTTCGAATGCTTTATTGAAATCGTTTGCGGCTTCAACTTGGTCAGGGCTAATTATCAGCCCCATATCTCTCGCCTCTTGAGATAGGTCTTTTAATGCCTTGCCGTTATCCTCTAGCAATGGCTGAAGTAACACTGCGTCATTTGCTATCGACTCAAGAACAAACGTAGCCTCTTGGCCGTTAGCGCCCAAATCCTCAAGACCCTTATTAACAGCAACCAAAACCTCAGTACTAGACATTTCCTTTAATTGGTCAATTGTCACACCCATTGGCTCAAGCACTTTCTCAAACACGTCAGCAAATTCACCACCACCAGTAGAAACAAAGTCGCCAACTTTATCGTTAACATCCTTGAGAATATCACCTAGCTTCTCTTGAGATATTCCAACACTATTTGCAGCATAAGCGTAAGCCTGGAAAGCTTGCGTGTTAATACCTGCCATTCGTGCGGATTTTTCCATCTCTTTGATGGCAAGTGTGTTTTGTCGCGTAAAGGCAACCAAAGCGGCCGAACCAGTGGCAACAGCAGTTGCAAGGCCTGCAACGCCGATAGCAGCCCCCTTAGCCATTGGAATCATATTGGATAGTGATTTATTGGCTGAAGTATTGCTTTTCGCCATTGAATCGGCGCTACTTCCCGTTTCTTTCATTGATTTATTGATTGAGTCAAGGTCTTTTTGAGCACCTGCCTTATCAACCTTTACCTTTATTACCTTCTCAGCCATTTTCTTTCATCCACAAAAAAGCCCCATGATAGGGGCTATTTTATCAGCTATTGGCTTATCTTACTTTCCATATGCATTGTTCGACTGCGTACTTGAATCCATCCTTATAAACTGGAGTTAGTGTCAGCATCTTACCAATATAAGCTCCCTTACTAATTCCGGTCTTGCAAACCTTCTGTCCTTCAACGAATCCAGAAAAAAACATAGCCAGTGAAATTACGATTGCAGATATGATTAAGTATTTCATTTTTTCTTACTCCTCAGTTGCATTTTAAGTTTAATGTCAAGGTTATCAGCCACTCTGAGCACCTTGTTTAGTGATTTTTTATCGACTGGCGGATTGTATATCTCGATGTAATTAGCAATTGCCTCTATTCCAATCTGAGAAATTCCGCCCATGTCGCTGCATTTTCTATCCGCCGCAAGCTCGCTCATTGCGTTTAGTGCTTCTCTTGCTAGTCGGTTTGTGTAAATACACTTTTCAAGTTGTTCGAGCTTCATCTCCTCTTCAATGAGGTCAATGAGGCGAACCCCACCAATCTCATCGAAGGCTGTTTCATTCAATCCGCCCATGTGCGAATGACGAAGCTCAATTACTTTCCCACCTGTTCGATTGCCTCGTTAGTTTCTTTAATCCAGAAAAGCTCTTCGCGGCTTGATATCTGGATTAGGTCATTAACTTGATGTTTATTCTCATTGGTGAGGAATAACTTCTTTAACTCCTCAACACTAAACGGCACAACCTCGCCATCAGTATTATGAACTTCCCAACCAGTCACGCACGTTTCAAGGTAAGCTTCGAACATGGCTGGTTCTGCTTGCTCACGAAATAAAGCCAATGTCTGCGCGCGCTCTTTAGGCGTTTGAGTTTTTGTTTTTTCAAGAACCTCACCCTCATCCATGTAACCAGTTTTAACAGCGGTATTGATTAGCAGCTGCTTCTTAAAGCTACTGCGTAGTGTCGAGATAATATCAATCGACATGCCATCACCAAGACCAACAGTGTAAGATTGCATTCCGACTGAGCGGTTAATTTTAATCATTTTAATAACTCTGGGTTCTGGTGAATGTTTCCGATTATCTTGCACGAATCGCTGAAGTCACAAAGAGGCTCAGCGTAACCTTCTTTTATGTCAACAATAAACCAACCACCAGATTGGTTTAGGATATCAATTACGTGATTGCAATCATCTACAAAGTTTGAGTCATGAACAATGTCACCTTCAAACATCTCAACCTTGTTAGAATCAAAAATTCCAGTTGACTGAAGCCTGCCTACCAACTCCCACTTAATTCCTTTTGTAGTTGGAGCTACGCAATTTCCACATTCGATTTCATCCAAATTATAAACACCAGTAGCAACACTTCCATTCATCTTCCATACGTACTTAAACTTAACTTCTCTCATCTTAATTTCCTCTATGTTTTCGATATGCAAATCATAATAAATCCCGTCCCAAAGTAAAGCGACCGCTGTCACACTTTTGCACATGCAATAAAAAAGGGACTCGAAAGCCCCTTGATTGATTAAGTTTTGATTAGAAGTAAGTCAGTGATACCTGACCAACAAACTTCAAGCCTAGCGATGTTATTAGCGCTGAATTCTCTGGAGGACTGTCCACCGTAGTGGCTTTGCACATACCAGAAACAACCATGCGCTTATCTTCAGTTACGTCATAAAGAACATATGCAAACGGGAAAAGAACCTGCGAGTCTGCAAGTTGATCAAATTCATACGGGTCTGACTTAAGGTTATACAAAGAAGCCGAACCAGTAATAATCGGATCGCCATAAGCAAGCGCACATGCACCTTCTTGACCGATAGCTTTGCTCTCCGAGCCCTGATTATCAATCGAGAATTCAAGCGACTGCGCGAAACACTTACGTTTAGCGCCATTGAACCAGATTGACTCAACACCTTTCACTGAGCCTAATACTTCACTTAACTCATAATCAACATCAGGTTGCTGCGTTGGTAGGTCTGTGCCTTCCTGTAGCGTCAAGCCTGTCATTGTGTAGGTTTCAGTTAGGATTGACTCAGATGCAAGACTCTGCGTGTAGCTGAACACCTCAACGCCTTCAAACGTGCGGTAATAAGTTTGAGCCGTATCACCTGCTTGGTTGGTGCCTTCAGCGCGACGTTGCAGCATGAAGTTAATTTCATTATCGGCAGTCGTGTATTTCTCTGCGTTTAATGCTGTACCAGTTTCATCTTGAGTTAGACCAGCAACGAGTAATTCCGTAGCTGTACCGTCAGCAGATGCAAGAACCGTTACCGTGTCACCGCTATCCAGAACAAAACCTGCATAGTCACCCGCTTTGATTGCCGTGTAATCCGCACCAGACATGGTTGTGGTTAAGTGCGTATAAACAAGCGAGCCTGTGATAGCAACAGGTACTGGCGTATAAGCCTGTAGCGCGCCCTGGCGTAGTTTTTTGTAATGGTCTGACAATCGGATATTAGCCGACAAATCACCGCTTACAGCCGTACCAGTAATCACAGAATCCTTTGACGAGCGCTCACGAATCATCGTGTCATCATCGGTGTAAGTGCGGTTTAATTGAAAGTTACCACTAGAGCGCGGCAGTTCGTTGTAAGCGACCTGTGTAATATCGGTAGGCTGCTCACCAATCCAAAAGGACACATCGCGCCCATTTAAGTATCTAGACATTTTTTATCTCCGGAGTTGTCTTGTGAGGTGATTATACCAAATCGTAATCACAAATATAATCGATGCTCAACCTAGAAACATGAGTGCCATCATCGAAGTAACCAGCGTTTTGATTTACGTCGGTCATCCATGCTTTAACGCTGTTATATGCCAAGTTATTAAACAACGGCAATGCAAGCCGTGTAAGCTCATCAGCGACTAGATAAGCCCTATCGTCTGGCACATGTATGTCCAAGGTCATTAAACCTTGCTCAAGGCGTCTCTTGCTTTCTGACAGCTCAACCTCTGTTGTAGTTGGTGCACCATAAATTCGAATGTAACAACCTGCATACTGGCCAGTAGAAGGAATGGTTGGTTGAGGCGCGTTAACATAAACAACCGGTGTCGCTGTCCAGTTTGCGCCCACGTATTCGCTGATTTCTTTTAGTGCGTTAATGTAGCTCATCGGCCTTTACTCCTTTCTAGTGCTGCTTTGATGCCTGGACGCGTAATGCCATTTGGTGCCTGCTTCGAGAATCCATTACTGGATAGTTTCTCATAGCCTCCACCCTTAATCTTCGTGCCTTTCTTTGGTGGCGAAGGATACAGACCGGAATCGATAACGTTGGCATAATCAATGTTATTCTGAACCATGATGTAATCAACATCAGCACCGCGCTTCAATGCTCGCTTAATTACCGCCCGGCCAAGCTTGTACGGGTCGCTTGCAATCTCATCGCGTATACGGTCAGTCTCTTTATCCACCGTCACAATCCAGTTATTACGAAATCGGCCAGTATCAACAGGACTTAGATTAACGAACTCAGATAAGCAGTTCATGGCCAGTTCCTCGACATCGTAATCAACTTCATCCTGTAGCCAATCCGCAGCATCATCAAATTGATTGCTCATAACGGCCTCACGTGAATCATAGTAATGATGTACTTAGGTGGTCTATCTACGCCAATCACTGACCAATGTTGCCCCAAATCATCCACAGCGGTTGTATTCTGGCTAAACGTGAAACCTTCGTACTCATCATTCCTAACCAGTAAAGAAGCATCACCAGTTTGCACAGCACCTTGAACCTCGCGGCTTGAAAAGTACCTTACCAGCGCGCGACCTTGCTTTGTTTCCTGTGTTGGATTGGGATTACTTGGCGACCAATCACCCGCCGGATTGCTAAACGTGAAGTTTTCGCCTGGGTCTTCACCAATATCAAACTCATCAAATAGCGCGGTTAGTTCCGCGAACTCATCTCTAGTCTTACTCATACTCTTAACCGTCAGTTTTGCGTGTAATTCATTATACATTAGGCGCAAGACGCAAATTGCGAGTTAATTTGCGCCCCTACTCGCATTTTAGTTTCTTAGTTAAATCATAGACTTATCTGAGTTTTTGCACTTTTGCGACTTATGCACCCCCTGTGGCGCAGAAGGTTGCATTTTAGGTCGCGCAATAAGTAGGGTGTAAAAACCTGTATAGGTATATGTATATTTGTATTTTATAGTTATTTATTTAAGAGAGCCCTTACGTGGCAAGGGCTGCGAGCGTTTTGAGAAAATGCGACCCCTAGTGCAAATCACTCGCAAAAATGCAATTAAACACTGTTTTATTAGATATGTGAGATTCGTCACAGTAGTTTGGGTGGGGAGTGGTTAGAATGGGTACAACTTAAATGGAGAGGAAATAACGATGCGATTTTTACTTGTAGGCTATACAGCAAAGGATGGAGCAAAGGAATTTACATCAGTTCGCGGATATAAACTTAACTTAGACAACCCAATCCCTAGTCACTCAGTGATTAGAAATGATTGTCTATCTTGGGCTAACTCTGATGGGGAATCATTCTCATACATGCAAATAAACTTTATGCAGTTTGTTGGCGAGGAAGATTACAACTCATTCATGGAGTTATAACCATGACAGCAGAGGATAGCGTAATCAGTCAGTTTATAGCTAATGAGGGCGTTGAACTTTCAATTGTTGAGCTTATGTCTATGACTTGCATGAATCGCAATCTGGTTAGTGCATCAATAGCTAGAATCATGAAAGGCGACAAGTTAAATAACCTCGTACGCACTGGATACGGGCGTTATACCTTTAAGCCTAACGATGATACCAAGATTCACGAAACATCCGCCCAGAAGCTATACAGGCTTTTTAGTGAGGTAGGTTCGATGGGATTAAAAGAGATTGCAAAAGAATTGGATGTGCATGAGAATTACGTACATGAATTAGTGACAAAAGTAAGGCGTCGTCATGGCGTCAAAGTCCAACGGAAAGTTATTTACGAGGTGATTAAATAGTCATGGCAAAGAAAATACTAGTAACAAAGGAATGGCACAAGGAAGCTATGTACGCGATGGGCGAGGCAAAAAAGCACATTGAAAAGTCAAACGCATTCATGGTTGGATTGCAATCGTTTTTATTAACAAGACTAACCCCTGAGCAGCAAAGGGAATTAGAGTCTGAGATTGATAGTTTTATGGAGAGTGAAAATGAGTGACGCGCGCAAAAACAGGGGGACTGGCAATGGCGGAGATGCCTACCGAAGCAGTTCATTTTGGGATTCAATCGAAAAGAAGAAAAAACAGCAGCATAAAGATAAGGATGGGAAGTGATGTCAGTTGAAATACTTAGCGAATCAACTCCAGTAGCAAGAAAAGAGCATGAATGCATGGCTTGTGAGTGGTTGAATAATTCTGGATACGCAACAAAAGAAGACCTGACGGAAGATGAGTGGAGTGCTTATGAGTTAGCGTCATTAAACAAATGGAAGATAAAGAAAGGGGAGAGGTACATTAGGCAAAATAACAAGTATGACGACCGAATTTATTCCTTTACTGCAATCCCAGAGATACACTCCATATGCCTTAAATATGATCTATATGAAGTTTAAAACTAAGCCTCCAATCACGGAGGCTTTTTTTATAGCTTCTTGCAAGTAGTAAACCCGCCAGAACTTCCACGCGTTAGTAAGTCAAACAAATACAACTCAGCGATAGTATCGAAGACTTGTTTTTCTTGGTCTTCTGGTGATAATCCGCTTGTGTATTCAACCTCTTTGAACATACCACTAACCAGAGATTTCTTTTCACTCTTAATTGTTGCGCCTGGTGATGTCGATACAACACCCCTAACGACGCCATCAAGGATTTGAAATGCAATCTCATACGCTGAGTTGATAACCTCGCCAGGAACGCTGTCAGATGCGTACAGACGGCCTGTGTGGCTACCGTATGCATTCTTCCGCGCCCACTCCAGCTCTTGATTGATATCCGCACGCTCACCAATCCACTGCGAACGGTATTTTGAGTCTAGTTTTTTGCTTGATAAGTCAAGCGTGTACGTGATTTGCGCGTCTGTATAGGTCGAGTAATCGTACCCAGCTGCGTCACAGTAAAGCTTAAAGTCGGTAATATTGCCGTACATTTGTGATGTTCCTCACAGTTTTGATTGCCTAGAGGCATTTTAGCACTATTAACCGTTGACGTGATTCGCATCGGTGCTAATATCAATCCCGTAGAAGAGATGCAGCGAATGTTTCTCCCACCAGTTCCGCAAGCCAAGACGGGTCATCCTTGCCCCGAGTGCGTTCAGGTGCAATTCGTTAGCGCGATGTTTTATTAGTTTACATTGCATGGAAAGGGTAGCCACTTTCGCGGTAAGGCTTGACACTCTGGAAGAGACAGGGATAACCACTAAGCACGTTGGTATCATTAATTTAAGTATTTTTGTTACGTATAAGACAGCGTGTTTAGTAGTTATTTAATAACAAATAATTAACCCCGTCATTAAACTTACTTTAGTTTGACGTCACTAGATATTTCGTCTTTGGCGGGGTTTACCAAATTTAGCAATGTGCGTATTAATTCTTGGTCGAAGTCATACGTTTGTTCAATTCATTGTTCATTGCTAAACACTAACCACCTTTCGGGGTGGTTTTTTATTATCTAGCGCGCACAAAAAAGGGCCCTCCAGTAGCGATAGAAAAGGACCCTCTTACCTAACCAGCATTCCAAGCCAATCAGGACTAAACCGTATCAGGGTTTAGCAATGTCACTTCACAGCGAGTAACAGATTTAACGCAATCTGTTAACGAGATAGATATCACCTCACCAATGAAACCTAGATTCAATATAGGCGTTATAATTAAAGCCTGTCAAGTTTAATGGTGGATAAAATGCAAACGGTTAATTACGAAATTATCAAACAGTTCGAAGGTCTACGGCTTGAGGCTTACAAATGCCCTGCCGACGTTTGGACTATTGGTTATGGCCACACTAACAAAGTCAAACCAGGCGATGTAATCACAGAAGGTGAGGCTGATATCTTGCTCGCTCTCGATGTGCAAGAGGCTGAACGCGCTGTTAGTTCCTATGTTGATGTTGATATCAATCAAAACCAATTCGACGCACTGGTGAGCTTTGTGTACAACTTAGGCGCGGGTAACTTTAAGTCATCCACGTTACTAAAGAAGCTCAACCAAGGTGATTATCTTGGCGCGGCCAATGAGTTTCAGCGATGGAACAAAGCGGGCGGTAAAGTGTTGCGCGGCCTGGTTCGTCGCCGTGAAGCTGAAGCAAATCTATTTATTGGAGTTAAAGCATGAACAAATTCGCATTAATCGCAAATGTAGTCGCAAAGATTGGGCCTAAAGTTAAAGGTTGGATTTTCGCAGATGGTAAGTTTCAAAAGACTCGCGCCATCATTATGTTGGTCGGCTTTGGTTTGATCGCCTTGAGTGTTGAATACTTCGGCGCGGCCAATACGCAAATCTCACTAGAGCTACTAGATGCACTAAGCGACATGATTGGTTATGTAGAGTGATGCAAGTCACACTTTAGAATCAAGTTAATTGTAATCCTCGTTGTAGTTGGTAAAGTTATTCCAACACAAACAGCGAGGATTTTTTAATGTGTGATTACCGAAAATCAATTAACCATCAATTCACTCAGCAGCATGTAACTGATAGCACTAACTACCTATCTGAATTGTGTCACGGCCTAGCTAATGAGTCTGGTTGGTGGCAGGAAGGCGATAAGGAAAATCCTTTATCAATCCCGTCTAAGCTTGCTCTCGTTCATTCTGAAGTGTCTGAAGCGATGGAAGCACACCGCAGAGACCTAAACGATGACCACTTACCAAATAGAAAAGGCTTTGAGGTTGAGTTGGCAGACGCGGTAATTCGAATCATGGACTTAGCAGGTGCGTATGACTTAGACTTAGGCGGCGCAATTGCAGAGAAGTTAATTTACAACACGCAGCGTGAAGACCATAAACTTGAGAATCGCGCTAAACCAAATGGCAAAGAATACTAACCAATAGGAAATATAAAATGTCACATATCGTAAGCGGAAAACTACGCAAAGCACCATTCATCAAAGAAGGTTGCGGCCAAGGTGATTCAACAATGTTCGTTATTGAACTTGCTGAGATGAACAAGGACTGGCAGACGCAAGAAAAGTCATACACTAACTACAAAGCCATGTTCTTCGCTAAGACTGACGCGGCAAAAGGTTACTACCATAAGGCATTCGCCGAAGGCTCTTTCGTTGTGGTGCAGTGTGAGAAGCTTAAAGTGGATACATTCCAAGCTGATAGCGGTGTTACTTATGTAACTCTAAACATGGAAAACGCACGACTAGAAGGCGCGCTAACTGTTGAAGACCAAGGCGGAATGCCACAGCAACCACAGCAGCAGCAAGGTTGGGGTCAGCCTCAACAGCAACAACGCGCACCACAGCAAAATCAACAGCAATACAACGAGCCGCCACGCGATTTCGATGATAACATACCGTTCTAAATCAATAACTTAACTAAACAATCTGGCGGCTTCGGTCGCCATAAAGAGGAAATATGAAAACACTAATGCTTTTCTTTGGCTTATTAGCTGTATTCGCGGTAGCTATTGGATTTATTAATTACGACCACCCAATCGAACAAACAAAAACCTTCAAAGTGTCGTGCAAGTCCTTTGATTACGATGGTGAAGTTTTCCGCGATGGTAAAAAGTTCTATGAATTGGTAGGCGGTAAAGAGATTTGGATTCCGCTTGGTGATTGCTTATTGAGGGAGGTTGAGTGATGGGTATAGTTGACTTAGTTGTAGATAACTACCTTGATATGGTAATTGCATCCTCTGTGTTGTTCATGATTGTATTTGTTGTTGCATGCAGGTTTATGGAAGAGAGTTATGGTGTGGGTATTGTTTTGCTTTCGGTTATCGTTTGCTCAGTAGCTTGGCCTATATTCATTCCTTATATATTGATTAGCTTGATTTGCGACTTCCTTAAGGTTAATAAAAATGCCAAATGAAACAATGGAACAATACTACGAACGAAAGTGGGTTGAGACGGGTGATTTGAATTACCTTGAATTGGCGAATAAGTTGAGAAGCAAGGATAAAAAGAAATGAGCTGGAATAAGTTTTTCTTAATTATAGGGACTACTGTTTGTATATTCTGCTTTGGAGTGGGATACATACTTGGTATTTCAATGTAAAAATAAGCCCTCAATTAAGAGGGCTTTTTTTATGAAGTGGCGTTAAGTTGCCAGTAGAATGTCAAGCCATCTACGACATTGCCATTATTTACGGTATCCGATGGCGCGGCAAGTGTTATCGCTCCAGCTCCAGAGTTATACATAGCCCA